AAAGTTCTGAGACCAGGAAACGGACATTCCGTTTAAACCATGGTTCAGCGTAATACGCTGAAGGTACTTCTTTGGGCCTTGACCAATATGGTCATCCCCAGAACAGGCAAAGTGCCTCCACCTTCGAGTGGCGGCTCCTTTTCCTGTGCTTAGACGGGTGTAAAACACCTCGTCTGAAGCCCCGAGTAATCCCATCTCGGATCTGAAGAAGGCTTCCCACTCTGCACAAATATTGTGCAGAGTGAGAACCAACTTTGCACCAGGATCACCCATAAGGATGCCCCTGGTGGTGAGAGCGTCTCGGAATTCCCCGAGACCATTCTCATAGCGTCGCGGCGAGTTTAAAAGCCTAGACGACGCAAGGAGGTAGCTGGAAGTTTCTCCCAGCCCCTCCATGTAACCTTCGACCATTTCGGCCGAATACTCGTGCGTACAGAAATCTGTCGCCGTGGTAAGATCGCTACTTAAGAAGTAGGTTTTCTGGTTAGTGACAGGGCCCGCATTGCGTAGCCTTTTCACCCATTCATACAGCTGCCAGCCTCGAGTGAGGCCAGCCGTAACTGATGGATGGAGTTTAGCCATACCTAATAGGTGATGGCTAAACGGTTGGAGGAAGATTGTTAGCCAATCTTCACCAACGGTAACAACCCGGGATTTTGCTCCCGGTTCACCAATCGCACTAGCCTTAATAGACGGTGCGATAAGGCCAGTTCTGAGCTGGTCTTCCGTTTTGTACGGGGTTCCCAGCAAACATTGATTTGCTAGTCCCTCTTCAATCGACCACTGCAGTAACTGGTATCCTGTTACTGCGTCGAGACCGTACAGCGGATCTTCGTATTTGAAATTTTCAAAGTCGAGGATCATGTTTTCGGCGCTTTCGCCGAAAACATTGTGCGGACTATGTACAGGGGCTTCCCTGCACATCGTCTGCCACCTAGGCGTACCTGCTTTCAGCAGATACGGCTGGCCAAACCAGGTCTCCGCTGAGGAGTCATGGTCTGGCACGAAGTTGCACCAGGTCCGGAATTTTACCGCGACCTCTGCCGCCCTCCCTCCGTCCTTCACGCTCGAATCAATCGAGGCGGATGAAGTCAAGGAAAGGTGACCTAAACTTTTAAATTGTTTAGGCTTCAACTCACGAACCGAACGTCCAAACAGGACGCATATCCGTTTCAAGATTTTCTTGCGGATTTCGGTCGTTACGGGTTTTGAGCATAAAGTCTCCGCGTGCTTACGCAGAGACTGCTCCCTCGTAGTTTTGCTACCTGCAGGAAAATTCCTGCCTGTAACTAAGTGAAGAAGCCGTGTTGACTCGGCTTTCGACACTACCCCGCGCTCCCAGACTCTTACGAGCCAGGGACAGAGTTCCCGCCATACGGCAGGCAGCTCGTTGAGGTTTTCCCTCTCCGCGCCAAATCCCGGAAAATCATCCGGGATTTCAGGGCTATCAGTCTCAGACTGTAACGCCTTCCAACGCAAAACAACGGAAAATTTCTTCCACTGTTTGCATACTCTATCGCTGTTAAAGCAATAGAGTCCATACGCCCACCGCATCAATTTGATGTAAGCGGGCATCTCTCGAAGCCGTCTCACGACTTCGGGGGTTGACATCATTAAATTATCATTAATGGCCTCAACTGTATTACTCAATCGCTTGAGTGAATACTTGTTCATCTTACAGATCTTATCTGTGACGGACTGAGGCAGGTAAGGGAGATGCTCCCTCACCCGCTTATTACGCGATTGGTAAGTCTCTGACTTACCAAAGCAACCAATAACCTGAACCAAAGGCTTAGGTATATGGATATCCAGACTACGGGCAAGGCCCAGTAGATTGGCATTAGGGTCAATGGACCCAGGAATGTGAGATTTTGTCTCCTTCAGTTCATCTGAAGCCGAAGCCACAGCGTTGAAGGACATTCTTACAG